ATTTATTAATAAAAAATAATTTTGATACATATTTTTATCAGCGATAATTTCTCCGGTTATAGAACCATTAATTTTCTTATAGTTAAGATTTTTAGAATCAGGATTATCTAATTGCGCCTGAGTCATAACTAATACTTCAAAAGGGACAGAATCGTCTCTCCCCTTACAGGTGAATTTTAACTTAAAATTTTTTGCATCACCATTTAAATCTATCATTTGCTGAACAGATGAAACATTATATTTATTAGTGGTTATTGGCATTTTATATAAAATTATTCTTTTTAAATGACATAATACCTTTCATTTCATTATATCCCCCTATATAAATGGGGTTATTATTATATTTTTTAAAAATGATTGGTATAGATTTACTTATATTTCGCAATTCTTGTTGTTTTTTAGAATCTAAATTTGATAATTCTACAAATACGTAATTCAGTTTATATCGATCTGCCAACTCTTTGGCATTTTTACAATAAGGACAAGTTGCCTTACCGTAAATAATCCAATCAGGATATTCTTCGGTAATATCTAATTCTTTGAGAAAATTATTAATTTCTTTAAAGAATTTTTTATCATTTATTTGTTTGTGTTTTGGTATTTTAACAATTTTTCCATCTAATAATTTATATCCATATATTTCCAATATTCTTTCTAATATCTTATTTATATTTTGCTTTATTTTATTCGTAATCTCTCTATTTTTAATAATTGAGATATCAAATAATTGATATCTGATATTTTCTAATTCTTTATCGCTCATAGATACAATATTATCTATTTTTTTATCATCATTGTAAATATTTTCTTTTGGCATGGGAACTATATTTAATTCGCATTTTTTACTTGTATAATCCTTTAATCCGTGAACACACCCTGTCTTATCAATATTACATTGGGCGCGATATTTCTCAAATTTTTGACAAACCTCTTCGAAACTTGGAATTTTAGATTTGTGGATATTTAATTTCTTATTCACTTTATTATGTGTAGTGTAAAGCCAATAGCACAGATCCTTTCTACTTTTTAAATATTCTACTATAGGCATTTCTTTTGAGAATTTTATAAAAGATTCTCTACAATATTTGCACGGAAGTACATGAGGGAACTCTTTGAAAAAATTTAAAGTATGTTTCATACGAGATACATCTTCAGAATTTTTCATATCAATTTTTTCAGGATATGCAGCAACAATACACCCAAGAAAAAGCCAACATCCAGGTCCCCAGACTTTTGTCATCATTCCTCCAGACATTTATCTAAATAAATATAATATTTATTTAGATAAATGATATTTTTTTTATTCTTAATTATTATTTTAATTATTATTATTTGGGGCTTTATTACAGGTTGGGAATTCATAAATTTTAAAAAGAAAGACTACTATAAGAAGAAGGAAGGAATATGTTATTTTGATATTGACGGTACTCTAATTGATGCTATTGATGCTATTGATGATATTGTGCAAAAATGTTTAGATAATAATTACGGGGTAGGAATTATTACTGCCAGTGGTCGTGCTCCTGAACATTTAGTTAAAAATAATTCAGAATTAGAACCATGGATTGGGGAAAAATTATGGAACTATATGAAAGATACTAATTTTATAACGTATAATAGTGCTACACCTATTTTAGCGGGCAAAAAAGAATTTCCAGAAGATTATCCAGCCCATTATCCTTTAAATTCACAAGGGACTTGCAAAGGTTACGCGATGATGCATTATTCTAAAATCAAAAATATAAAACCTGAAAATATAGTATTATTTGATGATCAAAGTCAAGTAGTAGATGATGTACGAAAATTCAATTCAAAATTGGGAGCAGTTTTAGTGGATTGTAATGCGACCCATTGCAAAGATGGTAGAAATACTTCAAAATTATCAGTTGCTCTTGTAGATAAATGGTTTAAGTCCAAGTGATTTTTAAAATATAAAGATTTTTAAAAATCTTTATTACAATAAATGGAAATTAATATTATAGATGCATGTAAGCAAAAATATGGCATAAAAACCCCGGAATCTTGGCCAGGAACTTTTATCACTAATTTTGACCAGTTTAAAAATGCTTGTTATGGCAGTTGTGCACGCTTTAATAATCAACAATCAATTTCACAAGTTATTAATTCTGAGTGTGGAAAACAGTGCGAACAAGCGATGCTAGAACAAATAAAATTAAATGGGAAAAACCCTTGTCAAAAGTGGCAGGCGCCTCCACCTATTCATACACCACCACGTGTAACATTTGCGGCTGAATTTGAAAATACCCCTGACAATTTGCCTTTACCACAAAGAGGAAAGATTGCTAAAATAATTGCTTTAAATAAATGCGGTAGAGATAGTCAATGTATTGAACAGGTAGAATTAGATTCTTTAGCATTTGAATTAGCACCGCAAAAGAATTATAATTATAATCAATGTTCTTCGACATTTCCAAATATTTTTAATGGAAATATAAGAGAGCAAAAAGCCCCGCATTATATAACTCAAGCACCACAAACATTTGATAGAAATAATTTAATAAGCAATTATTTACTTCCCATAAAAGAACGATTTAATGAGTTTGGGGATTGTGGCTGTAGTCAAACTTATAATTACTGGGTTTTAGGAATATCTATTACTTTTTTAGTATTATTTGTGATTTGTATAATAGTTTTTTATATGAAAAAAAAATAAATATATTAATAAATGAGCCAAGCCTATTACAAATTAAGTTCTGTTAGTACAAAAGATAATTTCATGGGAAAATTTTATGATGACTGTAATAATTATTGTCAAAAAGATAAAGATGTTGATCTTGTTTATTTCGGTAAAGACAGCAACACTTGCGAATGTTTAATTCAAGTAGATAAAGAATCTGATGCGGATGAGATCTATAGTGATGTAACCCCAAGTTATAAAGTAAATCCGGTCGCATTCTGGATAACCTTTACAATCTTCATTATTTTCATAATATTACTTATTTATTTCTTAATTCAAGTATTTTTCATAAGAGTTAAAAAAAAATAATTTAAGTTTTTATTTACAATATAATAAAAACTTTAAAAATGAGTGGACAATGGACAATTTTGAGTAACTCAAAAACAAGCAATACTGGGTATATAACCGCCAAATTAGGTACACTTGCACCACAAATAATATTAAACTTCGCCCAACCCAATCCAGCAACCGATCCTCCAACAACCGGCGCGACAAGTATCGCATTTAATACTGAAGGGTATGGGAGCGGAGTTACTATAGCATTTTCAGTAACGGCAGGTACCGATGTTAAAGTTGCTTTAGATGGTAATAATGATCAAAATACAGATGATAGTTTATGGTTTGAAATAGGGACAGACACGACAGCTGCGGGTTCGCTTATTCCCCCGGAAAACAAATATATTTCAACATTAGATGCTCATCGATCAGTAAGATTGAGGATTGTGTCACACACGCCGGGCGTCACGGCAGTAACTGAAATAAGATTGTTGGCAAATACTTAAAAAGTAATTTAAGTTTTTATTTAGTATAAATAAAAACTAGAATGAGTGGAATATGGGAACTTATACAAAATGGTAAAACAAGTGATACAGAATATGTAATAGCGAAATTAGTAATAGCACCTGGGGGAGGAAATCAGGAATTAACCGGTGCCCAACCCGACCCACTAATACCTGTCGCGCTCGCCGCAAGTGTCGCATTTAATACTGAAGGATATGGACATGGGGTTACAATTTCTTACCAAGTTCAGTTAGGAACAGCTGTTATAGTCATTATGGATGTTAATAATGACCCGTTAGAAGCTGATACTTCATGGGTAGCAACAGAAGCAACTCACGAATCCGATACAGGGACTTTTTTTCTTGCAACTAAGCATGCATGGAGAGCGGTAAGATTGCGAATTATAAGTGGAGCGAATCATCGAGTTTCAGGAATACGAGTAATGGCTGATAGTTAAATTGTTTTAAAAATATATTTATTATTTTTAAAATGGCTTGGACTATTATAAATAATTCAAAAACAAGTATTACTGAATATTTTACCGCGAGCTATGCTACAAGTCTATCAACTCTGGAGAACGCGTTATTAACAAGTATAACAACAAATATAGTTGTTACCCTTCCCCCATTTCCTCCAGGAGGTATCAATTTATCTCCGTCGTTTACAAGTGATTTAGGAATTAACGCGGTATTTAATTTAGTTGCGCTAGAATTCGGACCTATAACGGGAATTACCGTTACGACTGCAGGTTCCGGATATGCTGTGGGAAATACTATTACATTTACAGCAGCCGATATAATGTTAGCAGGTTTTGGGTTCACAGTTGGCAATTTAGTAATCACATTATCTGCAGATGATTTTGGAACTGATGGATCTGGTGGTATTATTGTTCCAGATAATACTTCTCCGAATTCGGTTGAGCAAAATATTGCAGGTTATCCAACAGGTGTAATTAGTTTTGTAGTCGCGCCAGCCCCAGATTCTGGAGCTTGGGTGGCGAATTCAACTTTAGAAATAAGTATTATTGGTGGAATAGACACGAACAATTTTACAATGAATACCCTAGTAATTACTGAGGGTGATACCGAATCTGTGCAATATGTAGATTGGAATATTCCATTACAAACTGTCGCGCTTCAAATAAACAATAATACTACTACTTCAACCGGACTCGAGATTACTATTTCTAGTATACGTATGCAAACTTCTTCTAAAGGAGGGGGTCGTGGATTTGTAACTTCTTCTGGGGCAAGTATTGGGCCAGGAGGTGATCCTCCCCAAATACAATTTAATGACGGGGGAAATTTTGGAGGGGCTTTTGGGGCATTATATGATAAAACTGCAAATACATCTACAGGTCAAATTAAATTAGCAAATGGGAGTGCTGGTTTTCCAATATTAGCTTTTTCTGATGGAACACATCCGGGTGGAAATTATGATACCGGGATTTATCGACCCCTCGTCGACGCGGTTGGAATATCTGGAGGGGGTAATCCAATAGCTGGCCTATTGGGCTCAAATTCTGGGGGTATTTTTATTAAAGGACTTAATGTTGGACTAATAACTAATATATGCGGTATTCAAAGACTTTCAGAAACTGCTGCTAATTCTTGGGAAGATGGACATATGGGAAACTCAACTAACTTAGTTTTTACCGGATCTGATTTTACAAATATGGCGCCGGGCGCCCCGCCCGGGTCCGGCCCCGGCCCAGTAGTATTTGGTGTTGCGCCACACACAGGGCTAGGAAATGGTGCAAATGGTTTTATAATGGGTGCGGTCGCGGTCGCCCGCGCCAATCAAATTATAGCAGTTAAATTATTACCTAAAGGATTTAGAGTGGCAGAGGGGAGCGAAGTCTTAGTTTATTCATCGACCACTTCGTCAAATGTTTGGGGAAGTGGGGT